AATAATGATAGGGACAGTACCGCCCAAAACACCGCCAAAAATACCACCCACAACAGTGTCAGAAACAGCATCTTTCTCAGAATACCCATACCCTGATAAAGCACCAGTAGCAGCACCAACAGCAGTACCACGACCCGCCTGACCCGCTAATGTTGTACCTGTTACTAATGCTTGAGTCTCAGGTGCTAACTTTGCAACTTGACGGGCTGCACCAAGTGGGAGAGCAAAACCACCAGCTAACTCCAATGGAGTTTTAACTAATGGCATATCTTCACCAAACTGCTTTTGCTGTTCACGCAGTTGATTTCGTTGACGCTCATAGTCAGCACCGCTAATAGAACCTGTACGCAATGCGGCTTCAAGTTCATCTAAAGTACCAAAGGTTAAACCCTGACCCAATGCCCTCGCTGATTCAGCAAGTGGTGAATATTTAGTGTTTTCTTGAAATACTGAAGTTCTAGCCTCACCTTCAGCTAAAGGTAATTTTGTGTAGTCAGTCATTATGGCTTCACCCTTCTAGTCCCTTTAGGGTCAACAAAAATAGTTCCTGATGGATACTTTGGATTCTTCAAGAATGAGTCAACATCTTGTTGCGTAAATGTTTGTGGCTCAAATCTCAATGTCTCAATTGGGACTTCAGGCAATCTAGAACCAGCGTTAACCCTGCGTCTTTCAATTGATTTTTGTGCATCAGAGACTTTTCTTGCATTAAGTTCTGCAAGTGTGTTAATTGCTTTAGCAGCATCAACCTCAGATTCAGCACCTTGCAATTCTTTGATTGATCTTGCGGCATCACCCTCAGTTTGAGTACCTTTATTCAGACGTAAAGATTCATTGACAAGACGGGTCTTAAATCTCTCAAAATCATTTCTAGCAACTACATCAGGGTCATTTGAACCTAATGCACTTCTAGCCGCAATAGATGCACGATCTTTCAATCCAAACTTAATATTGCCAGCCTTGATGCTGTTTACATAATCATATGCTTCAACAGCAAGATTCCTTGCCTCACTAGCCCTAGTGTAGTCAGCTTCTTCATCTTTAGCCAAGTCAGGTCTAAGTGGTTTGTTGGCTTTTTCTTCTTGTTTTCTTACGACTTCATCCTGCTTCATTTGACGATTAAATGCGGCATTCTGTTGTGCAAGAGCATTATTAGATTGTGCGATTGCAAGATATGCTTGAGAAGTTTGAAGACCTTGCTGTTTATAACTATCCATCAGCGCCTGATTAGATTTAATCTGCGCCTGATTTTGCTCAAATTGTTGAACTCTTTGAGTTGACTCTGCCAATTTGGTGACTATGCCATCAACCTTTTCGGGGTCAATAGTTCCCTTTTTAAAACTGTCTGAATATTGTCTTGCACTAATTTTTACAGACTCAGGGATGGTTGCGTCATCAATAAATATTTTGAATGGGTCATCTTCAACACCACCAGCCGCACCCAACTGACGCAAAGCAGGAAGAACTTTAGCTTGCTCAGATATAGCTGTACGACCTTGAGGGAATGAAAGCAATTTAGCCTTAACATCCTCATTGATAGTGCCATCAGGATTCTTAAGCTGACCAACCAACTCATTAGCCATGTTAGTAAGGCCTTGAGTTTTCATCCCCATACCACGCTCAGTAAGGTAATCAGTCAATTTATAACCCTGCAACTGACTTTCTTGAGCCTGTTGCTTCACCTTCATCATCTCATTACGCAACAGGAAAGCAGCTTCTTGATCTCCAACCTGTAATGCGGCTTGAATGGCTTGAGCATATGAATCAGGGTTGCTAGGGTCAATCATCCCAATGATTTGTTGACGTTGAGCAATCTTTTGCAACTGTGGGTCTTGACCACCCAAAGCACCGCCAATAGCACCGCCTAACTGTTGACCAGCACGAAAAGTTCCATAGTTGGCTCTTGCCATTGGGCTAAGATTTGCATACTGAATAGCTTGCGCTTCTTCCGCTTGCTGTTGAGCAAGTTGGTACTGGTCTGGAGTAGTAAATAAACCGAGAATTTCTGATGCCATGATTATTCCTTAGTAGTCGTAAATTGGTGTTCCAGACGCAGAAAATTCATTCCCCATACTATCAAAATAATTTTTTGGTGGGCTAAAGAAATTCTGCACACCTTGAGTAAATTGTCTATTCCTAGAGAGTCCCTGCAACAAACCAGCTTCAGGACTAAATCCTCCAGCTTGTTGTCGAGTTAATGCAGCATTTGAACCACCAGTAAATAAGAATTGACCAGCATTAGCACCAGCAGTAGAAGCCTTACCACCTAACTCTGAGCCTAATCTCAATGATTCTTGTCCAAGCCCCTCAATTGCTTGACCAGAACCCAAATAGCTTGTAAATGGGCTTAATGCATTAACCTGACCACCATAATACTGGTCTAACAGTCGATTGCCTGTACTAAATAGTCCTGTGCCAAAGGCCGTTCTTTGTTGTCCAGCTTGATCAGCCTGTTGTGCAATTTGTAAGTCTTGTTGTGCTATTGCGTTGTAATATGCTTCTAGTTCAGGATTGGTTGCCGACAATCCAAGACCACCACTAGGTCTTTCTCCAGTTGCACCAACCGACAATCCTAAACGACCTTTTTGAAATTGATCATTTCTTAATCCAGCTAAAGAACGCTCTCTACTTGGGGCAAGCAAGTTGTATTGACCCTCCATGTATTTTTGCGCTGTTTGTTCGGGGGTTTGTAGTAAATATTCACTTCCCAAATTAAACAAAGATTGAGCCGCACCAATATTAGGTCTAAGTCGTGCTTCTCCAGCTTCTGCTTGTGTCAAAGCACCATATGACAGAACACCTAAACGATCTTGAGAAGCCTTAATTCTAGGGTCAAGTTCATAACCAGCACCAGTAAGATAACCTTCTGGCGACATCTGGAAATTAGATTTACCAAAGCGTGTAGTGATTCCAACAGGGCGAAACTTAGCCGCTTCAGCCGCTAATCTAGCAGCCTCAAGTTGAGCCGCAGCAGATGTATTTGCCGCTGACTCTGTAGCAGACGCTTGCTCTTGCGCCCCTATAAAACTAAGTACTGCACTAATAGGCATATCAATCCCCTTTAATCAAAATCTCATCCACTTTAGACAAGTCTTTCTCGTCTGTGGCATGAATACAAAACCAAACACAATCAGTAATTGCTTTAACGCCGTGAATCAATCCAGCCTTAATCTCTAAACAAGCAGGGGCAGTCACAATATCAATCTCATCCCCTCGTAACACAGCAACCTTACCTTCAGCCAAAATAGACAAGTGACTGAAGTTATGCGTATGCTTTAGGATGGCTGTGCCAGCAGGAAATCTAGCTTCCTTTGCATACAGTCCATCAGAAAAGTGGTGAGTAATCATGTGATTTTATTTAGCCTCAAGTGCAGCAATACGCACTGCTTGTGCATCAACCAGTGCTTTAAGGTCTTGAATTGCTTTAACCAAACGAGAAGCATTTTTGTCTAAACCAGACAAAGTTAAATAGCCATCTTTTGTTTCGCCTACTAAGTCAGGATAAATTTCTTTGACCTCTTGGGCAATAAAACCAATTTGATGTGCTTTTTCTAATATGTAGTCAAATTCAACAGGGCGCAACGCCATAATGTTTGCAAGTTGCGATGGTAAATTTACGATGTTTTCTTTTAATCGAATGTCAGAGTTGGCAGTGAATTGTGCTTGAGCAGCACCAGCGCCCGTAATTGTGCCATTCCCATTAGCGCCAGAGTTGTAAGCAAATGAAGCATAGACTTGAGAGCTACTAGCTGTTGTGCCAAACTTTATGAGGTCTAAAAGAGCATTTGAGTCTGCCGATACGCTACTTCCAAGAATAAGGGCGGCTTTGGCAGAAGCAACAGTAAAGGTACTGGAGTTGTTAGTTGCAGAAGTAGTACCCACTAAAAGATTCCCATTGGCATCTTTTCCTAGCTGTCCAGAGCCAATGTTGATAACACCTGTACCACCAGTTAACGTACCTGTATAGGATGGGTTAGCTGCTGGCAAAGCGCCTAAATTGGTTAAAGCATTTGCCGCTGTTGAGGCATTTGTACCGCCGCTAGTTATTGGTATAGTGCTTGAAGAATCGTACTTAGTTGCTACAGCAGTTGCAATGTTGTTGTACTCGGTATCAATCTCTGTACCTTTAACAACCTTGTTTGCATCTCCAGTTGTGAGTGCGTCTTTAGCTGCAAAGTTAACTGTTTTTGTATAGTTTGACATGGTTGCTCCTTATGCAAGTTTGCCTGTTTTGGTTTGAATCTCAATCTTTTGGAAAGAAATTGGTGACCCGTTAATGTTAATCTCAAATCCCGTCTGAACGACTTTTCCTGACCCGCTTCCGTATGCAGTCAATTCTTCTAAAATTATGCCTGTTGCATACTCTGCAATGTTGTATTCGCCAATGCCATACTCAGACACAGCTTGCGTTGGTATGGAAACTGTTTGTGATTGATAACTTGATGAAAAGTCATAACCCCAAAATATAGATATTGCTTGGTTACTACCACCCACAACAAGAACCTTGATTTTCTTGATGATTGAGGTTTGCCCATCATTGCCCAAGTCAGCGTTGTTCGTGTAATACTCCATCCGATACGCTGAAGTATTATCTTGGTAACCAGTGTATTTTGTTACAAAACCAGTTTGACCAATGAGTAAATCTCCATTCCTACGAGAGCAAAAACTTTGTGGCGCAATGCTGTCCCATATCGTTACACGATAAGACCCATCTTCTAAAGTTGTCTTAGTGTCAAAGCAGAAAACTTTTCCTGCTGTGGGGCAAGTTAACAAGTAAAAACCATTCTGTTCAGAATAGACTGCTCTTAACTGAGTGTCTGATTCACTTGCAACTGTGGCTAGAAAATCGTTTCTAATGTTCTTAGACAAGTCGCCTAAAGGTGCAGACTTTTCTTGCACTGTACGCAAGACAGAACGCAATCCACTGCCACTCAAGAAAACAACATCCTTGCCTGTGTTTTGTATTGTGTCTCTTGCTATGCACCCAACACTTGAGATAGTGTCGGAAAGCGTCATGGTTGATGGAGTAGTGGCATTTGCATAAATCAAGATTTGCCGTCTACCAAAGATAAACAAGAATCCGTTATGAGCCGCCAACCCTATTATTTCATCTGAGCCGTTAGACCAGACACGGGAAACATCTAACGTACCTGAAGTACCAGTAGACCAAACAAAACCCGACAACAAATCAGAGAACGATACTGTTGTGTTGTTGGTGGTTGTGTTGGCTGCCCAAATACGACCATATGCAGAGATTGCCACATTTGCGCTAGGAACAGTACCAAGGTAACCAGACTTTTCAGTTACTCGGCGAAAAGTTGTGGTGGAAACAGCAGGGTCGTAAATAATTGGGTCATTGTTTAGTTGAAAAAAATAAACAATGCCGTTAAGACTCGCAGCTTGCCAGTTGCCTGCATTAAAGTTTGGCGCAGTTGCTGGGCCGCCATACGTCAATTCACTAATAGTGCCTAGACTTGAAGCGCCTTGCGTGTATTCTGCAAGAGGTACGCCGTTA